ATCTGCAACTGTGCAGAGTACTTGTAAAACCTAGGGATCTCAACAGTTTTTCCCTAGATACACAGGTGCATCACAAATTGGGGTAAAAGCACCCCAAAATGCACCCAAACCGACCTAAAATTTCGTCTGCAAAGGCAAAAGAATTACAAGATCAGAGAGAAGCAAGAGAGAAAAGCAGGGCAAAATGGGCAGCGTTTAACGCTCGCTCTAAGCTTCAGAGTCAGGGGAAAGAAAGTGTCACTGAGTATGGAATAAAACTATTCAATGCAAATGCTGAGACAGTCACGATTGCACTTGGATTATTACTTGAGGAATTACTAGCTAACCCAAGTAAACCGGGGCCACATTTTGCAGCGTGGCCTTTGTTATTGCATGTGACAAATAGAGGGCCAAGAACGATTGCTTTAATTGCTTTAAGTGTTGTCCTAGATCGTATTAATCAAAAGCCTGAAAAAGATCATCTTGCTTTATCTATTGGTGAAGCATTAGAAGATGAATTAAAAGCAGGACGGATAGAGAAATCAAATCCAACTTTGCTAAGGATGATCAAGAAAAGACGAGGACAGAAAGCACTCAGTAATGACAAAATTTTAGAAGGATTAAAACTAGATTTTTCTGGTTGGACTGCAACAGAAAAGAAACAAGTTGGAAATTTATTACTGGAAATTATTCAAGCTAATACTGAGTTAATGAAAGTTACTGCATGGAATAGAAATGGAAGACTGAAAAGAATTATTGAACCAACTGATCTAGTTCAGAAAGTAATCATTGCGAATCCACCAAGGCCACTACCTGCAAAATGCTTGCCTTCACTGGTAAAGATTAAAGATTGGAATCCTAATGATAAAGATCAGAAGCCATTGGTTAGGAGTCGAGCTGGGATTGATCTTAGTTATTTAACAGAAGCAGATTTAAAACATATTGCTCAACCTGTAAGCATCCTCAATAAGAACGAAAAATTTATAAATCCTTGGATGACAGACAAGTTAAGAACTGCATGGGATGAAGGCATTAAAGGATTATTTCCTGTTGTTAGAGATCCAGTAGAAGCACCAGTTAAAGAAGGATATTTAGCTGACGATGAATACAAGAAGTGGGTAAGAGCAAAACTAGATGCACAACAAGATCGAAACAAAGGTGCATTAGATCGAAAGAGAATTGAACTAGATCTAAGACAGTTAGAAGAAGTCGCTGGCTATCCTTGTTGGTTCTCTCATTGCCTTTGTTTTAGAGGTCGGATCTATACATCAAATAGATATGCCACGCATCAGGGGCCGGACTGGAGTAAAGCTGCAATTAATTTTGGCAAGGGTGAACGCTGTAGTCCTAGTGGTTTTGATGCTTTGTTAATGGCAGCAGCAAATCATTTTGGTGAGTGTGGTGAATGGTCAGAGCGTTTGAAATGGGGGAAAGAGAATGTTGCTGAAATGTGTGCGATAGCAAAAGACCCATTAGAGCAAGTTGGAATATGGAAAGACGCTAAGGAACCTTGGCAGTACTTACAAATGTGTAAGGCAATTGCTGATCAAGTAAAAGATAAAGGCTCTAAATGTGCAGTGCCTATTAGATACGATCAAACCAGTAGTGGGATAGGAATTAGTGCAGCCTTACTTAGAGATCACAGACTTGCTTGTTTAACAAATATTACAGGAGATAAAAAGAGAGATTTATATGAACACATGGCTGATCAACTTCAGTATTTATTGAGGTTAGATCTAAGTAATGGGACAAGATCAGAACAAAAGAAAGCTGAGTTTTGGTTGAACTTTGGAATAGATAGAAACCTAACAAAGATTCCTTGCATGACTACCATTTATGGGGCGCAGTTCCTAGGTATTGTTGATGGGCTGACTGCTCTATTAGAAGAGAACGACACAGATATAAGGATTGAACAATGGGAATATGCTTACTTAGCCCCTGCCAGATACCTAACTAGGAAATTAAAAGTTCTTATTGAAAAGGAATTAGCTAGTTGTTTGAACTTACAGAAATGGTGGAAGGATACATGTAAAACAATCCTGTCAAAGAATAAGAAATTAAGATGGACTAATCCTTATGGGATGCCCATTGAATTAGGCAGTGAATTAGATACAAGAAAAAATATTCATACGCTTACTAGAGGATCAGCTAAGTGGACAACGTGGAATGAATTTGCACATCCTGACGAACTGTCAGCACGAATAACAAATAGATCATTAATGGCTAATGCAGTGCATTTTATGGACTCTGGCTTTTGTATGAATATCATCTGCAAGTGTGCAGAACAGAACATACAACTACTCACAAACCATGATTGTTTTGCGACGACACCTACGCAGGCACACAGGCTACAACAGACATTATGCAGTGAGTTGAAAAATATATATGAACAAGATTATTTAGATTGCATTAGGGAGGAACTCGTTGCAAACAGTGGAGTTAAGGGGGTTAAGGGAGTTCCTTGTGTGGGTACGCTTGATGTTACAAAGATCGGTATCAACTCATATTGCTTTTCCTAGGTAGCCTTGCGTCTTATTACCTAGGTGTTAGGGTGAATCTATTCTGCATGACTGACTAACAAATGCCACAGACAATGACTTCCCCAGTGGGAGAAGCTTTATATCCAATGGTGCTAGGGCCAGCGAGACAAATGGAAAATGACCCAAAGAAATTTTGGTCAATGGGTATTCGATATAAAGTTGAAGATGATAATTGTCAGAAATTTATTACTTACATCAGGAATCAATATGTTGAACATCATGGGAAGAAAGCAGAGCATCCAAATGGGATGCCTTTTGTAGAGGAAATGATTGATGATGAATTAACTGGATATATAAAATTCAAATTTAAAAAGAATGAGCTAACAAAGAACGGTGATTTTTCCGGCGCACCAAGAGTTGTAACGGCTGACCCAAATATCAATTGGCCTCAAGACAAATTGATTGGTAATGGAAGTTTAGTAAAAGCTTCTTTTAGTTTATTTCCTTGGGAGATGACAAAGAAAGGAGGAGTGAGTTTGTATTTACAAGCTGTTCAGGTCTTAAAGCATGTTCCTTATGAAGCTGATGGAACAGATGCTTTCAAGGTAGAAGAAAAATATATCAAAGACATACCAACAGATGCAGGCAGTGTTGCTTCTACTAACCCAGATATAACAAGTGAGGACTTGGAATTTTGAGTGGGTTCGTGGAAGTCAGATGTCAGGAGTTCACTTTCTTTGTTCCATTAATGAGCAAGAAAAGACCTCGCATTGCCTTTAACAAAAAGGCTTACATGCCAAAGGAATACATGGAATGGAGGGAGAACTTAGCAGCACTGATGAAAGAGCAATGGACAGAAGAGCCATTAGAAAAAGTTGTTGATATTCAGTTTGGTTTTGTTGGCCCTGCCAGATCTGATGCTGACAACTTAATTGGTGCAGTCTTTGACACTGGCAATGGAATTATTTGGAAAGATGATCGAGTGAAAATCCTTCCTAAAGGTTCTTGGACTTGGAAGAAAGCCAAACAACAAGATTCATTTATTCATTTGAAGGTGTTTTACTAATGAAATGTCCCAATTGCGGCAATGAAAAAAGCCGAGTCCTAGAGACAAGACAAAGTGAGGGCTTTGATTTAAGAGTCAGACAGTGCAGCAAATGTGGTAAGTCGTTTAAGACTTCAGAGCGTGTCGCTGTTTATTCAGGTAAAACTTATGGATACGCAGAAGTACAGGTAGAAACTGAGCCTGCTATTCAAGTTGTACCTGAGAAGAAAGAACCAAAGGCAAAAAGATTTACGGCTAAAGCTGAACATGATTCCTTAAAAGTTATTGCACCAGAGGCATTAGCTGATGTCCTCGAATGGTGGAATGTTTCTAGATGGAATAAGCAAAAAGCAAAAGCTGTTTGGACTGAAAACGCTTTTATTAAATCCATTGAAAGGCTTGCTGATCTTCCGGCTTATCAACAAAAACTACTTGCAAGTAAAGGAGCCGAAACAGGTTGGCAGTCACTAGATGCTGACTACCTACCAAAGAGAGAACAGGTCAAGCCAGTTGATAACGGGAAGCTAGAGCCTAAAGATCCGGCAATGAAAGAGGCGTTAGCAAAATGGGATTAAAGAAAGAAACTTTCCTTGCGGTAGCTGAGATGTTGGCTTCTCATCTCAGATTAAAGGAAGCAGATAGATGGTCTATTCCTATCTGCAAATTGAAGTATGTGTCTTTTCAGTCTAGGTATCCAGAGGTAAACGATCAACAATTCCTATGGGCCGCCGAGGAGTTTGTTCAATCAACAAGTAACGACAAGTTTCTTAGGTATCCAACTTGGAATGAGTTGATGAGTTTTTTATATCGAACTGAGAACGGCACACCTAATAGAAGCTGGGGTTTTAGGGAGTCACTACCAAGAGCAATTCAACCAACGAAAGAACAATTAGCGTTGATGCCGGAGAAGGCTGAGTCGTTACATAGAGATACAACCGACCCACAAAATCAAGGGGCATACAAAACATATAAAGCAGCGTTACCAGAGGGGGAAACATGGAACCCTTAATGGACAAGAAGGAGATTATGAAGATCTTCTTACATGGATTGCTACAAGGTTATTGGTCAATAGATCAATTTAATAAAGACAATCTAAGAAACAAAAAAGATTTAACTTTGCCAAGTGATAAGTGGCTGAAAGCTCATCCAGAATTTGAAGACCCTACTTTTAGAGATCTAAACGCTTTTAACAAAAGAAAAAACAATGAAAACTTTTTCCGCTAGTCCCGGCAAAAAAGCCTATCGAGTTCGATTTATTTCAGCAGAAGGTCGAACCCAAGAAACAATTATGAGGGCCAACAATGCAGCATCAGCCAAGAAGAAAGTACAAGAAGTTTTTGAGGTTGAGAGAGTTATTGTCTTGGGTGAACTCTAATGCCTAAAGCTTTAATTGATGCTGAACTATTAGTCTTCAAAGCAATGTCAGCGTGTGAATATTACACATGCTGGGATGAAGAGAATCACCCTGACATCTGGACGTATGACTGTGATCATGCAGAAGCAAGATCTAAGTTAAAGGAATCACTAATAGAGATTAAAGAACTACTTCCTAGTCACATGCTTTTGATGTGTTATGGAGATCGTAGGAGTTTTAGATATACAGTTTATAAACAATACAAAGCAAATAGATTAAAGAAAGCTCGAACACTCCCAGCAGGGCATCCAGAATTTAAGAAGAGAGCTATAGCAGATCATCCATCTATAACCATGACAGGTGTTGAGGGTGATGATGTTCTCGGAATCCTTTACTGCCAAGGAGATGTCATTGTCTCTCAAGATAAAGACTTGCTTACTATTCCCGGTCTACATATCAGGGATGGAGAATTAATAGAACAAACACAATATGCAGCAAATCACGCTTTCTTTTCGCAGGTATTAAAAGGAGACACGGCTGATAATTATCCGGGTTTAAAAGGTGTTGGAACTGTAGGAGCAAAGAAACTATTAGCTAATTGCAAGACTGAATATGAAATGTGGCACAAGGTTTTAAGTGCCTATGAGAAAGCAGGACATGATGAATCTTTTGCTTTACAAATGGCTAGATGCGCTCGCATTTTGAGACAAGGAGAATACGACTTGGAAACTAATACTCCTAATCTATGGACTCCACCATTAAACTAACGATATGCTGCACTTATGCAGATGTTTGAATCACCCGTCACTGATGGTTTAATTAATAAGTTGAAGGATGCTTTTCCTAGCGTTCCTCTTCGATCAATGTCTCATAGAGAGGTTGATCATTTAATTGGCAATCAAGAGGTGATCGCTTATTTGATCATGCTTAAAGAAGAGTATGAAACCAATGAGATCAATCTAAACGAGGGGGTTTAAATGTGCTTTGGAGGAGGTGGTGGTGGAGCCACCATCACAATGCCCAAGACTGATGCTTTTGACAGGCAAGCTGATATGCAGATTGCTTTGATGGAGCAACAGTCAAGAGGTGCTATCAGTCTTAAACAGTCTGAACTTAATAGTGCCGTGAGAGGTCAACAATCAGCGTTGACTGAGCTAAGAGACTTTGAAATACAACAGGCAAAGGATACCCAAGCTAATGCTTCTCGCATGGCTGCTTTGATTGGCGCACCTCCACCAGACAAAGTAGCTCAAGCACCAGTTGTAGGTAGAGATCGTAAGGGATCTAAGCAGAAGCCTACAGGGAAGAAAGGTTTAACAATAAGAAGAAGTAAAACCGCCAGCCAAGGTCGTGGTACTGGCTTAAACGTATCTACACCATCTTATTAATCATGTGTTTCGGCGGTTCCCCTCAAGCTCCTAACATTGTCTACCAAGGGCCAAGTGAGGATGACATAGCAGCAAACAAAGCTCAACTTGACGCTTTTGAAGCTGCTTCTTTAAGACAACAAGAAGATTTTGCTAGTGCTTTACAAGTACAAATTGATGAAGCTAATACAAAAGCAGAGGAGACAAGACAACGGATTGAATCTGAACGAGCCTCATCATTAGCCAATATTGGGGCGCAACAAACCTCTGCCTATGCAATTAATACAAAAGATATAACGCCGGAAAATGCAAAGGTAACTAAGCCTATCAAGAAAAAGAAAGATGAAAGAAAAAGTACCTTAAAAATATCCACTGGCTCTGTTGCTCAAAAAGCAGGAACAGGTCTTAACGTAGGAGTTTAATTATGTGTGACGCTAATCCTGTCAAGGCAGTTCAAAAAATCACCCGTCCTATAGATAGGGCAATTAACTATGCAAAAACGAAAGTAGTTAATACAGCAAAAGATGTTAGTGGTTACACCGCTAAAGAGAATAAAGTAAAGGAAGACTTTAAAAGAAAGCAAGCAGAAGCAGAACGAATTGCAGCAGAAAGACAATCTGAACTAGACAGACTTGCATCAGTAAGAGAGGCGCAAGCAACTGAACAAAGAGAACGCATGACTCAGTTAATGCAAAGGCAGAAGGAAACAGAAGCAGAACAACAAGAAGAGGTAACTGGACTACAGGAAAAGCAAGCAACACAACTTGCTCAATTGGAGAAAGAACAGTTAGCAACTACAGCAGCAGGGGCATCACTCAGAGTTCTTGCTAAACAGAAGACAACAAAAGCTCCTACTGCACAGCAGTCAGGAAGAAGAAAATCAAGATCTACTGCATACCGATCACCTACTAGTCAGCTTAGTGTTGGCTCATCTGGCAGAGATGCAGGTGTAGGTGTCAACCTTGGAGGTTAACTATGAACACCTATGACTCTTGTGAAGCTCTCTACAAATCATCAGTAAGTGAGAGGGATTATTGGCTAGAGGAAAGAGAGGAATCGTGTAATCACACTGTTCCTTATCTTCATTATTCTTCTGATTACGAGACAAGGAATCAAGAAAAGAAAGTCTTGCCTTGGAATGGAATAGGCATGAAAGGTGTGCAAAATATTTCCTCAATGCTCATCACATCTTTGCTTCCAGCAACGACCACTTTCTTTCGTTTTATGATTGACGAAATGGAGATGGCAGATGATGAAAGGAGGTTATTAGAAGGTGGTGCAACACCAGAGGATATAGCGACAAGGAAGACAGAATTAGATTTAGCATTAGCAAGAATGGAGAGGGCAACCCTTCACAGTATTGAGACTTCTAATGATCGACTAGCAATACATGAAGCTTTGCAGCAGTTGATTGTTGGAGGAAACGCTCTTCTTTATGTAGCAGAGGAAGGTGTCAAATGCTTTGGTTTAAATAAATACATCATCAAGAGAGATCCAATGGGTAATCCCCTGTTGGTAGTTCTTTGTGAAAAGATTGGTATTGAAGCACTACCAGAGGAAGCAAGAAAGCTTGTCGATGAACAGGAAACAGATGTAGCTGGAATCATTGAAGGAGATCAAAACACCAAGTACAAAAGGAATGTAGATGTCTATACCAAGATCACATGGGAAAAGAACAGGGTTAGTTGGTATCAAGAAATTAAAAATCAAGAGATCCCCGGAACAAGAGGAACAGCTAATAAGTCAGAAAGTCCTTGGCTACCTTTGCGTATGTATCGGACTCCTGATTCGTACTCACCCTCATATATTCAAGCGACTTGTATTGCTGACTTAAAAACAGCAGAAGCTTTAACGCAAGCTGTTACTGAAGGTGCATTGGTTAGCGCACAGATCAAACATCTAGTTAAGCCATCAGGTGTAGCTAATCCTAAGAAGCTTGCGGAGTCAGCTAATGGTGCATACTTGGCTGGTAATCCTGATGATATTACAACCATCAGTGTCAACAAAGGCGCAGATATGCAGATAGCCCAATCATTACTAACTACTGTTGAGCAAAGGCTTTCACAGAGCTTTATGTTATATCAACCTAGACAAGCGGAGAGGGTTACTGCGGAAGAAACACGAGAATTGAATAATATGTTAGAAAGAAGTTTGGGGTCCGTTTATGGAATATTAGTAACAGAATTAATGCAACCTTTTGTATCAAGAAAATTATTCTTATTAACTAAGAAAGGAAAGATACAAAAACTACCAAATGATTTTGTGAAACCTGTTGTCAGTGTTGGGTATTCCTCTATTGGCAGACAAGCAGATTTAGAGAAGACTGCAAGATTCATGCAGATATTACAGCAGACAATGGGGCCAGAGAGTGTTGCAACTTACGTTCAGCCAAGTGAATTGATTAAGAGATTAGCTAGTGCAATGGGTATGGATCTAAATGGTTTAGTGAAGACTGAACAGCAACTAGCAGAGGAACAACAAGCAGCACAACAACAAGCAATGGTACAACAAGCAATGCAGTCAGGCATGGCTGACCCTCAGAAGTTAGCTAATGCTGCTGCTACGAGTCAGGAAATGGCTCAACCACCTATGGAGGAACAATGACCACTACACCAAACAACCAAACTGATCTATCCGAAATGGTCGCACCGGGCCAAGAGGATCTTATAGATAACTTTGTAAAAGAAGTCGAACAAGAGCAAGAAGGGTTACAAACACCAGAGCAAACGGAACCGCAAGATCAAGAAACATTGCTCGCAGGTAAATACAAAAGCAAAGAGGACTTAGAAGCAGCGTATCTAAATGCACAAAAAAAGATACAGGAACTTAGCGAAGGTAAACAACAAGAAGAGCCTTTGCGCTACACCCCCGAACAAGCGGCTGAGACATACGGAAAAGAGATGGTAGATAAGTTTACTGAGATGGAAGTTGATCTACCAGAGATCATGCTTAAGGCTGATAAAGGAGAAGATATTAGTCAGCATTATTCAAAACTTGCAGAAGGTTTTGGAGTACCAGAGAAAGCAGTTGAGATGTTTGTTCAAAAGAATGGAGGGAAGTTAGCCGAGGCAGAACAACAAGCATCAGTCCAGATGAGTGCAGCAGAAGAAGCTGGGATTATTAATAGTATTGGTGGAGAACAAAGCTTTAATCAGCTTTCAGAATGGATGAGTACCAACCTAAGTCAAAGCGATTTGGATGGATACAACGCTGCTGTGAATACGGGTAATAAGGATATTGCTAACTTTGCTATTACCCAGATGAAGTCAAGGTATGACGCTGCTAATAACAGTGAGCCATCTTTGATTTCAGGAGGAACAAATAAAAGCGCAGATGCCTTTACGTCAGATGCACAAGCAACGGCGGCGATGGGTGCTATTGATAAAGCAACAGGTCAAAGAAGGTATGATGTTGATCCTGCTTATAGAGAATGGGTCAATAAAGCAATGGCTAGATCTAGCGTTTACGGGGTTTAAGGTTATATTAATTGCATGAGTAGTTCTGCACTTGTGTAGTTTATTAAGCCTCCTGCGGGAGATACCTTAATAAATGAAATAAGTAATCAACGCTCGCAACTAGAAAATCAAATGGCTAATGCCAGTTTAGACCGTTTAGGTCAGATTAAAGGCGCAAACGCCGTAGACGCACTTTTTCTTAAATTAGGAATTAGTGAGCTACTTTCAGCGTTTGAGCGAAATTGCGTATTCAAAGGCAAAGTAAAAGAACGTGCCATCAAAGGTGGTAAGTCAGCAGCCTTAATTGGTAGGGCCGTTTGCTGGTAACAGCAGACTGAAAACAGGGTTAACTGCTGGAAGCCCTCTATTTATCGGGTAATCAGCAGCCAAGCTAGGTCACAACCTAGAAGGTTCAGAGACTAGGAAACGAGAGGCAACTCAGTAATTTTCCCACGAACGCCCTGCATCCAGAAATGGATGATTATATAGTCCAAACTGCATCAATAGTAAAGATGTAGAACTGAGAGATAAAGAGCTTTCAGGATAATAAATTGTTCCAGTTAGCGGAAGATCTGCGGCGGCGTATCACGTTCCGGGGCAACCGATCTTAGGGGCAACAAACTCACCCGGAGATCGTAACGAGCAAATTATCAATTTAGATGGGTTGCTTATAGCCGATGAGGTTATATACGACTTAGATAATTTGATGAATTTTTATGAAACCCGGCAAGACGTAACAAATCAGCTCGGTTTAGCTCTCAGTTACGAATGGGACAAGAGAGCAGCTAGGGTTCTTTATGCAGCAGCAAAGACAACAACTGAGCCGCTTGCTAAGACCATCAACGCTAACCGCACAGGTCATTCAGCGACCTTATCTGCTGGTTATGCAGCCGCTACTAAAAACGCCAAGGGTGATGAGCTAATTGAAAAGATTAGTTCTATCAAAGTTGAGATGAAGAAAGCTGATGTTCCAACAGAGAACTTAGCTTGTGTTGTTGGCCCTGATGAATACGATTATCTATTGGATTCAACAAGAGCGATCAACACTGATTTCAACAGTGCTGGTGGTGAGAACGGATCATTTAGCTCAGGCCGTGTTCTACGTGTCAAAGGGATAAATGTATATGAGTCAAATCATGTAACCCAAGCCTCATACACAAATGGCACTTATGACAAGAACACTGCTTATCAGCAGAACTTGGCTAAGAACAAAGCGATCATCTTCCATAAAGATGCGATTGGATGCCTCACATTAAAGAGTCCTTCTCTTCAAGTCACACCGGAAGGATCTTCATTCAACGTCATGTATCAAGCCAGCCTTATGGTTGCTCGCATGGCTATTGGTATGAATGTGCTACGTCCAGAGTGTGCTGGTGTTATTGAAATACCTTAACCACTAAAAACAACAAGCCCCTATTCCCCATCGGTAGGGGCTTTTTTTCTTTTCTTCAGTTAAACTAAGTCTGCATACGTGCAGTTAGTTATGGGATCAGCCAATCAATCTGTCACGCCGGGCAGAACAACACTATTAGAAGCAGTTAATATTTGCCTTCAAAACATAGGTGAACAACCTGTGAACAGTCTTGAGAATGAGCAGATAGCAGAAGCAGCAATGGCTGAAAGAACCATCCTTGAGTTCTTTAAAGAAGGGCAAACTAGAGGGTGGAGCTGGAACACAGAATATGAATATGAATTTACAAAGAATACAGATGATCAGTTTGTCGTACCAAGCAATCTTGTTTCTTTTTCTCCCGATCAATATGAATGGAATGGACGTTTTATTTTAAGAGGACAGAAGGTTTACGACAAAGACGAAAGAACATATACCATTCCTGATACCGTTACAGAAAAGATTAAAGCTGATGTGATTTGGTTCCTTCCTTGGAATGAATGTCCAGAGGCTTATAACAGATGGACAACAATACGATCAGCGAGAGTATTTAGTGATCGAGTTTTAGCTGATGATTCTATTTTTAAATACACTGCTGTAGATGAACAAGCTGCACTTGTTGAACTGCAAAGAGTTGAATTAGATCAAGCACAAGCTAACTCCTTAACAGGTGGGCAAAACATTAATCCTTTCCCTACCTTCTCCCCTGCCTTTGGATTACTAGGAAGAAACAGGAGTTACCTACGTGGCTAATTTAGTAAGTTCAACAATCCCTAACCTGATACAGGGTGCGTCATTACAACCTGACGCTTCAAGAGATCCAAGTCAGGGTGACGAACAGATTAATGGAATGAGTTCTCTTGCCGAGGGCTTAAGAAAGAGAGAAGGAACTGAGTGTATTAAAAAAGTTTCAACGTCATCTTTAGGTGATGTATATATGCACCAGATCTTGCGTGACTCTGGTGAAAAGTATTTAGTTGTTATTGGTAAAACATCAATCAAGGTCTTTGATTTAGATGGCAATGAAAAGACAGTCAATGTTGCGACTAATGCTTTTAACTATCTGTCATCTGTTGTCAGCGCAAAGACAGACATAAGAGCAGCGACCATTGCTGACTACACATTCATTAGCAATGTCAAAACAAATCCAGCATTAACAAGCGATACAGCACCCGCTACGGCAAGACCTACAACGCACGAAGCACTGGTATGGCTGAAGGCCGCCAATTATGGTCAGCAACTAAAAGTTAATGTCAATGGAACAGAAGCCACAGTTCAAACAGCAGTAGCCCCTGTCATTGTTAGTGGAGGATCAACA